CAATGCAACAAGTGCATGATGACATTCACTGGCACTTGAAAGATAAATTTATTATTGATTATGATTATGCGTGACGAATTTCTTTGGGTTGAAAAGTATCGACCTAAGACTATTGAAGAATGTATTCTTCCAGAGGATACCAAAAAAACTTTCATGTCATTTTTGGAGAAAGGTGAGATTCCTAACTTGCTTCTTGCTGGACCTCCTGGTATTGGTAAAACAACGATTGCTAAAGCGTTATGTAATGAACTTGGAGTAGATTACTATGTCATCAACGGATCCGACGAAGGTAGATTTCTTGACACTGTACGGAATCAAGCCAAGAACTTTGCTTCGACCGTATCACTTTCGGGAACTGATGCAAAGCACAAAGTCATCATTATCGATGAAGCTGACAACACGACCCACGACGTACAGCTCCTACTACGGGCAAATATTGAGACGTTTTATAAAAACTGCAGATTCATCTTTACCTGTAACTACCGAAACAGAATTGTCGAACCAATCCAATCCAGATGTTCCGTCATCGAATTTGGAATTACAGGAAAACATAAACCTGCCATTGCCTCCAAGTTCTTCAAAAGACTCCAAACAATCTTGGATTCGGAAGGTATTAAATCTGATCCAAAAGTCTTAGCAGAACTAATTAACAAACACTTTCCTGACTGGAGACGTGTCTTGAATGAATGTCAAAGACATGCATCTTCAGGAGAAATTGACTCTTCTATCCTTGCTAACTTTTCCGATGTCCATATTCAAGACCTTATCAAGGCGCTTAAGAATAAGAAGTTTCCCGAAGTACGTAAATGGGTCGTCAATAGTTTGGACAATGATCCTAGTGTACTTCTCCGTCGTCTTTATGATGCTCTTTTTGAAACCCTTGACGGTCCTAGTGTTGCTGCTGCTGTCCTCATTATTGCTAAATATCAGTATCAGATCGCGTTCGTAGCAGATCAAGAAATTAACTTGCTTGCTGCGATGACTGAAATTATGGTGGAGTGTGAATTCAAATGATTAATGCAAAATTGATTCGTATCATGACTGGTGAAGAAGTCGTGGCCGAACTGGTATCAGAAACTGAAGATAGTATTACTATCAAGAATGGTCTTGTGGTAATCCCACAAGCACAGAATGTTGGATTTGCTCCTTGGGCTACAGTAATTTCTAAGGACAATCCAGAAATTACAGTCTCAAAGTCCCATGTAATTTACATGGTAGAAGTTGATGAATCTGTCAGGACCAAGTATAATGAGATTTTCGGGAGTAAACTTGTTACTCCAGAAGAAAAGAAACTGATTATCTGATGTGATGAAAAAGAAACTTAAACATCAGGTCAAGTCCAGATGGTATTATGTCTTTTGGGGCATCGCTACAGTCTCTGTAGTGTCTGGACAGTTGTACGTTGGAAGTGGATATAGACTAATGTCTGCTTCTATGAAGGAGTTAATTGAACATGCAGCTAAGTGAAACGGATGCGGTGTATGCAGCTAGTAAGTTCATCAATTACTTTTCAAACACGGGAAGGATTGATGAATATCTTCGCACGATCAAACTAGATCGTATTGCTGACCAACCACAATCTCTTTTTGGTATGAGACCTGAGGATGATCTCTTCAGTGACTTTGACATGCATCCGCAAGACATGGATATCAAAATTTATCCAGCTGGTCAAAAAGATAGAACAGATTCTTTTCCGAATGAATATTTTAATGAGAGACTTCAAATCACGATGTCTCATGCTTTTGAAACTTCCATTCCTGGAAAATCTCTGAAGTGGATTATCCAGGAAAAGAATACTAATAAGACTCTTGGATTTATTAGGTTCGGTTCTCCTACTATTAATAGTAAACCTCGCAATGAGTGGCTGGGAGATACTCCAGAACTCAGTAGATTCAATCGACATGCAATCATGGGATTTGTCATTGTCCCAACTCAGCCTTTCGGGTTTAATTATCTGGGAGGTAAACTTCTGGCACTTCTCTGTTGTTCACATGCCGCTAGAGAACAGTTAAATAGTAAGTACGGTTCTAACATCTGCCTGTTTGAAACAACGTCCCTGTACGGGTCTACAAAGTCCTCCTCACAGTACGATGGTCTCAAACCCTACATGAGGTATAAGGGACTCACTGACAGCGATTTTACACCCCTTCTACACGACGATATCTTTAAGGACCTGAACAAATGGTTTATCGCAAGGAACAACGACAAACTCCTAGTGAAAGAGGACGCATCGAGCCGCAAACTCAAAACGCAACAGAAGATGATATCAATCATCAAGAAAAACTTACCTTCTCAAAAGGTTGCGGAGTTCCAAACTGCGATTGTAAGTGCAAAAAATCTGACTGAACAAAAACGTTTCTATATGTCTGACTATGGATTCGGTAATGCTCGTGAAGTTATTCTTGGTCAACAAGAAACTCTCTGTCCTGGACAGAATTATGAAAAGTTTTACACTGAGAACTTGATTACTTGGTGGAAGAATAAAGCTTCTAAACGATATGAGAAACTAAAGTCTGAGGGTAGACTTCGGACTAAACTTGAAACTTGGAATACAAATCCTGATGAGATTGATATTATCCGATGACTTGTGAAGTAACTCTGTTCAAGGCGGGAAAGGTATTTAAAGAAACTGTGATTGCAAGGGATTATCAAGATGCTAGGGAAGTCGCTCTAGCAAGAAATCCTGGGGCAACTGTTGTTAGTGTTACTGCTAAATTCTAATGATACCTAAAAAATATCAGTACGGTGGCAGAGAGGTATCTCCTGTCAATATCTTGTTGCTTATTAGTGACCTTGAGGGAACATATCAGAATCTCAAGTATATGGGATTTGGTGATGACATGAAAGTCCTTGAAGAAATGAAAGGACGATACTATAAAATGTACTTTAAAGTGAAAAAAGAATGGAACTCAAAGACTGGTTGAACTCTATTAACTTCAACAAACAAGATCTTATCAAAGAAGATCCTGATCGTGAAAAGAAGTACCCTGCTTTTATTATAAACAAGTGCCTGTCTGGGTTTCTGGATACTATCATGTTCGCTAATGAGATGAATTTGTCTCATCAATTGCCAAACAAACTCCAATATGACTTTTATCTAAATAGTCTCAGGAAAAAGAAGAGATTCTCTCCTTGGCTCCGAAAAGAAAAAATTAAAGATCTTGATCTTGTAAAACAATACTATGGTTATAGTAATGAAAAAGCAATGCAAGCTTTGACGATTCTAAATACGAAACAACTGGACTACATTAGAGAACGACTTGACGTTGGAGGTACAAAATGACTGCATTTGCAGAGCCTGAAGTTAACTGGTCTGCCGATCAGATGGTAGAAGTGACACTAAATGAACCTGATGATTTTCTAAAGGTTCGTGAAACTCTAACAAGAATCGGTGTAGCTTCTCGCAAAGAAAAAAAGATCTATCAATCCTGTCACATTCTTCATAAACAGGGTAGATATTATATTGTCCACTTTAAGGAACTGTTTGCCTTGGATGGTAAACATGCTAACCTTACTATTAATGATGTGCAAAGGCGTAATCGCATCATTAATCTCTTGAGTGATTGGGGACTTATCAATATTGTCAAGCCTGACGATACTACTGATGTTGCTCCTCTAAATCAAATCAAGGTCTTATCTTATAAAGATAAAAATGACTGGACACTAGAGACAAAGTATAATATTGGTAAAAAGAAAAAGGTGGAAACCGTATAATTCTTGGGGGGTTTACCACCCTCCTTTTTTTATGGTATAATATCTAAATAGTGATGGATGCCTTCGGGGTCCTCACAACACAAACTCGCTTTTTAAGGAGCTACTATCATGGGTGGAAACCTACAAAGATATCAAGCGTCTGATCTTCCTCAGTTGTTTGATCGAATCACTCGTAATGCCATTGGGATGGACGATTATTTTGATCGTATCTTTACTCTCAATGAATCGGTTAGCAATTACCCTCCATTCAATCTTGTCCAAGTAAACAATGTAGAGTTTAGGCTTGAAATTGCACTTGCAGGATTTAAAAAGGAAGAGGTAAATGTCTTCACAGAATTTGGGAAACTCTTCATTGAAGGAAAGAAAGAAGATGAGTCTCAAGATACCTATGCCCATCGAGGCATTGCTCAAAGATCATTCGTCCGTAGTTGGACTATCTCTGACGATACAGAGATTCGCTCGGTTGTCTTTGAGGATGGGCTATTGACGGTTGAACTAGGTAAGGTTGTCCCTGACCACCATCTTAGAAAAGTATGGTTCTAAATACTTAGGAATATCGTCGCCGCAAGGGGGAGTCTGGTCACAGTCAGACACACCCCCCTTTTTTTGTCTCTAAATATTGGTGTATGACTTTTCATTATGAACTACAAACCTTATAGTCCAGAGTGGCATAGATATCGATACTTGAAGGAAGCGATCTACAAGTATATCGATGACTATGCTGACAACGACACAATAATGAATGATATTCTTGGCATTGTGTGCGATCGTCAAGAGAAAGCACATGCTGAGTATCATCGACTTGAAGATTTGGAACTCAAACTAGATTTTAGAGACTGACATGCTATCTACTCAATACAGACTACGACTCGAATTTATCTGTAAGAAGATTGCAAACAAGGAGGAAGTTAAATTAGATGACATGGTGTGGGCACAGAAACTAGCAAAGTCTCACACACTTGCTAGGGACTGGTTGCAAAAGGCAAGGAGACAAGCATCACAAGATATTGAGGAAGGTAGTACTGACGATTTTCTGAATAGGATGGGTTTAGGAGACCCCGATCCATCCAATCATAAAACGGGGTTTAGTAGTGCTGACGATATCAAAGACTGGTTCATGAGAGATAAACCCGATGACTGGAGACAACGTGACTGATTATGTCTGTGTGCAAACATGGAACCCTATTTTTCAACGTATGCAGTATCATTGGGTTCACAAGTCTGAAAAAGATCCTGTGCAATTCGTGAAAAATCTTAACCCAGAACAAGAAGTGCTATGAGTAGTAAGATGATGTTCTTGGTTGATGCTGGCAATGGCAGATGTATCACTCATGATGGATATATTCAACTCGGTAGTTTCTCTCATAGCGTAGAGAAACATCTTGAGTTATGTCCTGACCAAGAATGGCAGGTAACATACTGGATGCCTGATCCATTCTATATGAGATATCCACGACCTAACTATCAGCATACTATGAAGGCAAATGAAGGATCTCCTAAGACTGACAATGCAACTGACAGTAGACCTAGAGATTTCCCAGACCAAGCAGAAACTAGATTGAATAGAACATTATGAAAGTAATTGTAGAAGGAAAAGTAAAAACAGTATATCAAGGTGACGATGCTGATCGTGTTATTATTGAGTATCACGATAAGGTAACAGCTGGTAACGGTGAGATGGTTGATCATCCTTTAGGAAAAGGATCCCTCTGCTGTAGTATCTCATCTATTATTTTTGAAAAACTTTCCAAAGAACTTATTCCAACTCATTATATTAATATGGTTGGTGCTAATAAAATGATTTGTAAGAAGGTAGATATTGTTCCACTAGAAGTTATTTGTAGGAATCGTGCTGCTGGATCTATTGTAAGAGAAACAACTTTAGTAGAAGGTGCTCCACTACCACACCCTATTGTTGAGTTTTTCTTAAAGGATGATAGTAAACATGATCCTTTGCTTACACCTGATCGTGTAAAATTAATGGGATATGATCCTGAACCTTTTATTGAGATGACACTACGGATCAATGATTATCTTCGTCAGATGTTTTACATCATGGGCATCGATCTTGTAGATTTTAAAGTTGAGTATGGTTATGATGCTCACGGTGATTTGTATCTTGCAGATGAAATCAGTCCTGATAGTATGAGACTATGGAAGATTGGTAGTAACGAAAGATTTGATAAAGATTTATTCCGAAAAGACGAAGGTGATATCGTTCCTGCCTATCGTCAGATTCTTGACCGATTACAACCCTTGGCAGTTCAATGAATGATTTTCTAGACAACTTAGGTGCTAATCAGTACCAAAAGATGCACCAACCAAAGAAGATTAAGATTACTCCTCAAACATATATTGATATGAATACGGAGTTTGAGGAGGAAGATTATCCCTTCAGAATTACTGTGCCTACACAGGAAGCAATTGATAAGTGGCAATCACAACCATCACCACCATATCAGGCACCACCTAAAGTAGATATGGTTGCTGAGATGTGGAGAAAACATAGAGAACAGGAACAATCTGACCAAGATGCTGAATCGATATCATCCTTTATGCATAAGTATATACCAATAGATGATCCAACGCTAGGTGGATAGATGCAAGAATCTTTAGTGAGAAAGGTTGATAACTTTTTAACAAATTCTCAAGTTAATTTTATTAAGAATGAAGTTCATTCCCTACGCAAGTATTGGAAAAACTTTACTGAATATGATAGGTGGAAAAATTTTACTCCAAATGATACCCAAAAAATTCAACATATATTGGGAGATGCCATCTATCTGATTCACACTAAAGATACTGGACCAGTAACACATGAGATAGATAGAGTCTTGCAAGGAAAACTCAGGGCAAGATTTGACTGGTTATATCGACATCTTTTTTATATAATAAACAGAGAATTCGGACTTGTAGTTGAGTTTGACTACAATCTAACTCTTCCAGCATTTCATGTATTTGGTGGAGAAGAACTGAATATGCCTGAATGGAATGTTCATACGGACATGGGCATCTTGGATTATTATCCAGATCTGAGTCCAGGAAAGATAGTCTCATTTGTTTCTGTAATAGAGTCTCCAAAGACTCCTGCTTTTCTTGACATCTGTATTGATGATGATCTTTGGAAACATAGTGAGAAGGTTGAATATGATCCTGGATCTATCTATTTTTGGAATGGAATACTTCCGCATAGGATAGGAAAATTTTCTCTGGGCAAAAATGAATATAGAATAACTTTCCAAGGTCATTTCTATGTTCCATATGAGGGACTTGCTAGACTCTACTTTTAGTGGTAGAATGTAATTGATTTTTAAATGATATGGCTGTAAAACTCGTATTGATGCAATCTGGCGAAACTGTTATCGCAGATGTAAAACAGGCGGTTGACGGAGACAAAGTAATCTTCACTGTTCTTGATCATCCTTTCTTTGTTGAGTTGGTTGAACGCATTGAAGAACCAGTACTTCTCACCGAAGAATCTGTATCGGACATGGATGAAGATGACTCACCTAGATACAATGTCGCTTTTAGTGAGTGGCAACCATTGTCTTCTGATAGAAAAATTTCTATTGAACCAGGATTTGTGGTGTCAATCATGGAGCCCAAGAAAGAAGTGTTAGAGTCCTACGAAGATAGAATTGAGAAGATTTATGGAATCAATGGAAAGTGAAATTCAATGCATCATTCTGTCGAATGATACGGTCATTATCAGTCAGATTGAAGCCTTACCCGCAGTTAACATTGGGGAACCCGATTGCAAATTGATATCTCCATATCAAATTTTGGGACGACATGAAACGGATAGTTCTCTTGAGGAACGTTTGATTCCATGGTTAGGAGATATTACGGATGATAACATTGTTATGCTTTCATCTGATAAAATTCTAACACTGGTCGAACCACATAAAAAACTTATCGACTTTTATTTAAAACTTGCTACGAAGGAATGAGGTTCTACACTAACGTTTTCCAAATTGGTAATGACATCTTGATTCGTGGATATGAGAATGGAAAACATTTTAGTGACCGACAAAAGTTTCAACCAACTTTATTTGTCCCCACAAAAAGAAAATCAAAGTGGCGAACTCTAGATAATCTTCCTGTGGAACCAGTTAAACCTGGAACAATTAAAGATTGTAGAGAATTTATTGATAAGTATAGTTCTGTCAATGGATTCTCTGTATATGGAAATGAACGATATGTTCATCAATACATTTCCGAGATGTATCCTGAGGATGAAATCAAATTTGACATTGGCAAAATTAAACTGATCACAATTGATATTGAGGTTGCTGCTGAGGGTGGATTCCCCGATCCATTTAATTGTGCAGAAGAACTTCTTCTCATTACGATGCAGGATTATGATACTAAAAAAGTCATTACGTTTGGGTCAAAACCTTATGCTAATCAAGATCGCCCCAACTTTACATATATCCAATGTCATGACGAATACGATCTAATTAATAGATTTTTGGATTGGTGGCAAACTAATACTCCAGAAGTTATTACTGGATGGAACTGTGAGTTTTATGACATTCCATATTTGACTGGTCGCATCGAAAGACTCATGGGAGAGAAGACCATGAAAAAGATGTCTCCTTGGAATATTTTACGCCGTAATGAAATCTTTATTGCTGGTCGTAAGAATATCTCTTGTGATGTTGCAGGTATCTCCGTAATTGATTACTTAGATCTCTATAAGAAGTCTCCTGCCACTCCTAACCAGGAGAGCTATAGATTGGATCACATTGCCTCACAAGAACTGGGACAGAAGAAATTAGACCACTCTGAGTTTGATACTTTCCGAGAGTTCTATACTAAAGATTGGGATAAATTTGTTGACTATAACATTGTTGACGTGGAACTGGTTGATAAACTTGAGGATAAGTTGAAACTTATTGACCTATGTCTAACCCGTGCTTATGATGCTAAGGTCAATTTCAGTGACATTGCATATCAAGTTCGTACTTGGGATGCAATCATTTACAACTATCTTAAGAAACAGAATATTGCCATTCCACAAAAAGAAAGAAACCAAAAGGATGAGAAGTATGCTGGTGCGTATGTTAAAGAACCTAAGCCTGGAGTTTATGAATGGGTTGTCAATTTTGACCTCAACTCCCTATACCCTCACCTCATTATGCAGTACAACATCTCGCCAGAGACGTTACTGGATCAGAAACACCCATCAGCAACAGTAGATAAACTTCTCAATCAAGATATTACATTTGAACTATATTCTGACTATGCGGTGTGTGCCAATGGTGCAATGTATAGGAAAGATAAGAAGGGGTTTCTCCCTGAACTCATGCAGAAGATGTATAACGAACGTGTCATTTTCAAAAAGAAAATGATTCAAGCTAAGAAAGATTATGAGAAGAATCCTACCAAAGACCTGGAAAAGGAGATTGCACGATGCAACAATATCCAGATGGCTAAGAAGATTGCTCTCAACTCTGCTTATGGTGCTATCGGTAATCAGTATTTTAGGTACTATAAACTGGCCAATGCGGAGGCGATTACGCTTTCTGGTCAAGTCTCTATCCGTTGGATTGAGAATAAGGTAAACTCATATATGAATCGTGTATTAAAAACAAAGGATGTTGACTATGTTATTGCTTCTGATACTGATTCCATCTATCTCAATATGGGTCCTTTGGTCGAAACTGTATACGAGGGAAGAGAAAAAACTACTGAAGGCATTGTCACGTTCCTTGATAAGGTGTGTGAGGTGGAACTTGAGCCGTATATTGACAGTGCTTACCAAGAGCTCGCGGACTACGTAAACGCATACGATCAGAAGATGCAAATGAAGCGAGAGAATATCGCTGACCGTGGCATCTGGACCGCAAAGAAACGATATATTCTCAACGTATGGGATAGTGAGGGGGTCCGTTATAAAGAACCCAAACTAAAGATCATGGGTATTGAAGCTATCAAAACTTCCACTCCTGCTCCTTGTCGTAAGATGATTAAGGATGGTCTTAAGTTAATGATGAGTGCAACTGAAGATGAGATGATTGATTTTATTGAAACATCTCGTAAGGAGTTTTATGATCTCCCTGTTTCGGATATTGCTTTTCCTAGAAGCGTCTCTAACATCAATAAGTGGAAATCTTCATCAGACTTATACGCTAAAGGAACACCAATACACGTTCGTGGATCTATTCTTTATAATCATTATGTCAAACAGAAAAAACTTTCTGGTAAGTATCAAGACATTCAAAGTGGTGAGAAGATTAAGTTTGTTTATTTAAAGACGCCTAATCCTATGCATGAGAATGTCATATCTTTCATTCAGGAATTCCCTCCTGAATTTGACCTAGATAAGTATGTCAATTATGAATTGCAATTCAGCAAATCTTTCATTGAACCGATCAAAGTAATTCTTGATTGTATTGGTTGGGAAGTTGAAAGAAGAAATACTTTGGAGACATTTTTTACATGAAGAGAATAGTTACTCTTGTGACGGGAGGATTTGATCCTATCCACAGTGGACACATCGCATATTTTAAAAAAGCTAGAGAACTTACCAACTATTTGGTAGTAGGATTGAACACAAACGAGTGGTTGAAAGATAAGAAAGGTCAGTACTTCCAAGACTGGAAAGAACGTGCAGAGATTATTCGACACCTAGAGATGGTCGATGCCGTTATTACTGTGCCGTATGATGAGAAAGGATCTGCATGTGGAGCGATTGAGAGTTGTCTGGAAATTGCACAGACAATAGTCTTTGCTAATGGTGGTGATCGTGGTAAGGATAATACTCCAGAAGTTGATATGTACGGTGATAATCCTAGGGTTGAGTTTGAATATGGTATTGGTGGAAGTGACAAACTGAACAGTAGTTCTTGGTTACTTCATGACTACTTTAATAGGCAAAGAAAAATTCTTGGTATATGAATGATATTGAATGGAGTGTTTTAGAATTACCTAATCTCCCAATCTATAGAACTAAACTCACAAAGAAAATTACCAAACTTCTTTGGAAAAAGATAGACATTGCCAAAGTGCAAAGAAAAAATATGTCTGATGCTCTTGCAGGAAATATTTCTCTAAGTCTTGCTCTTGAAGAAGATGTAACTTTCTCATCAACTGTTTTGTATCCTATATGCAAACATATTATAGATTCTAATATAGATACGCTTGGACCAGAGTTGCATCCTAGCGCTCCTGACGTATCACTTGATATTGAGTGGTGGGTTAATTTTCAGAAACAACTGGAGTTTAATCCACAACATAATCATGCAGGAATTTTATCCTTCGTAATTTGGATGCAGATTCCCACTGACTGGAGAGAACAACATACTATTCCTAGTGCGAAGGTAAGTAATTCTCCCGCAGCATCAGACTTTCAGTTTACATATACTGATATTGTTGGTAATATTAAAGCACATCCTATCTACATGGATAAATCTATGGAAGGAACAATGATAGTTTTTCCAGCACATCTCAGTCACTCTGTCTATCCTTTTTATGACTGCGATGAAGAAAGAATCTCTATCGCTGGTAATGTTCATTGGAATATATCATGACGGATTTTCAATATAGGATGTTTAATCCTTTTGGACCTAACATTCTAGTAGCCAAATGTCCAAACTTTATACTGGATGAAGTTAATAAGTTCATTGAAAGTTCTAAAGCTGAACCAGTATCAGAAGATCTTTTGGACAGGGACATTGATGTGGTGTACCTTACAGAACAATTCTGTGAGCATACTCAACTCAAAAATTTTTTAGAATCTTTGGGTGAATTATATAAGGAGATGAACCCATCTGAAATCGAAAAGCTTTCTCTTTCGATTGTTCCACAGAACGACAACCGTTTTGATGGAAAGACTGTTATGGCAGATGCCTGGGTAAATAGGTACAGATCAGGTGATTTTACTCCAGTACATATACATGCAGCGGACTTATCTGGTATAATACTACTAGAAGTACCTAAGGATCCCTCGGAGCTTTGTTTCATTCACGGAAACTATCAACCTTGGGCTTCCTCTGAGTGGGTTCCAGACCAACAAAAAGGAGAAGTAATTGTCTTCCCTAGTTGGCTTCAACATATGGTGTTCCCACAAAAACATGATAATGAGAGGAGAACTTTAAGTTTTAATCTTATTGATGAACAAACTTATTCTGAACGTAAATGGATTTTCTCAAAGACATTGTAAAAGAGATCGGGGATGACTATACCAAACTGGCATCAGACATCGACGACACAGAAACTTTCGTGGACACGGGTTCGTACATCTTTAACGGACTTTGTTCAGGTAGTATATTTGGTGGCGTATCTGGGAATAAGATTACTGCCATTGCTGGGGAGTCTAGCACTGGAAAAACTTTCTTCAGCCTGGCAGTCGTCAAGAATTTTCTTGATTCTAATCCTGATGGGTATTGCCTATATTTTGACACTGAAGCCGCTGTTAACAAGGGTCTTATCGCAAGTCGTGGGGTAGACATGGATCGCCTGGTGGTGGTCAATGTTGTCACCATTGAAGAGTTTAGAACTAAGGCACTGAAGGCAGTGGACATATACTTAAAAAAATCTGAAGAAGAACGCAGACCCTGTATGTTTGTGTTAGACTCTCTTGGTATGCTTTCCACAGAGAAGGAGATTCGTGATGCACTAGACGACAAGCAAGTCAGGGACATGACCAAATCTCAACTTGTTAAGGGAGCATTTCGTATGCTTACACTCAAACTTGGTCAAGCAAAAATTCCATTAATCGTCACCAATCATACCTATGATGTCATCGGATCATACGTTCCCACCAAAGAAATGGGCGGAGGCAGCGGTCTCAAATATGCAGCGTCTACAATCATTTATCTCAGCAAAAAGAAAGAAAAGGATGGAACAGAAGTCATTGGAAATCTTATTAAAGCTAAGACAGCAAAGTCGCGTTTAAGTAAGGAGAACAAAGATGCTACCATACGTTTGTATTACGATGAGCGTGGTCTTGATCGATATTACGGTCTTCTTGAACTCGGTGAACTCGGCGGACTTTGGAAGAACGTTGCAGGTCGTTATGAGATAGACGGCAAGAAAGTCTATGCTAAGGCAATCTTGAAAGACCCTGAAACATACTTCACACCAGAAGTCATGCAGAAACTTGATGAGATTGCACAGCAAGAATTCAGTTATGGTTCTACTTAATGATTTTGTTCGTGTCTATGATGATGCATTAGATGAAGAGACCTGTGACTTTCTCATAGGTTTCTTCGATGAGAATTCAGATAAACACGAACGCATTGATGAAGATAGAAAACCATCTTTTACACAGTTAAATCTCACAGAACACTCTAAGGAAATCAATCATATACACAATCTCTTAATTGCAAAGACATTTGAGTATCGAAATGATTACTATGAGTTCGTAGATAAAAGAGTCTTCCCAGAGTCACATGCCTTTGAACAGTATCGTATCAAGAGGTATGAACCTGATGGAAAAGATATGTTTGATACTCATGTAGATGTGAAGACCCACGCATCTGCACGGAGGTTTTTGGCATTTCTATGGTATCTAAATGATGTACCTAATGAAGGTAATACTGTGTTCAATGGTTTGACAATTGAACCTAAGAAGGGTAAACTGGTTATCTTCCCTCCCTTGTGGATGTTCCCACATAGGGGTGATCCAGTGGTTGAATGTCCAAAGTACATTCTAAGTACGTATCTACATTATAAGTAATGGAACGAATTGAGTCTACAGTCATACAGAACCTGGTCTTCAATGAGGACTTCTCCCGTAAGGTTCTACCATTTGTGCGGGAAGAATACTTTGAGAACTATCACGAGAAGATTATCTTCACAGAGATATCAAAGTTCATTGCAAAATACAATACGCTTCCGACAACTGCTGCACTCATGATTGAGGTCGAGAATCGAACTGACCTAAATGATGAAGTATATAAGCAAACTGTTGAATCTCTTTCTAAACTTGAGCAAGTCCCTAACGACAAGCAATGGTTAATCGATACTGCTGAGAAGTGGTGTCGTGATCGTGCAATCTATCTTGCACTAGTAGAGTCAATCAGTATTGCAGATGGAGGTGAAGACCAGAAGAAAGGTAGAGATGCTATCCCGTCAATCCTTTCTGATGCTCTTGCAGTCTCTTTTGATAATCACGTTGGACACGATTATCTGAATGATTACGAAGAAAGATACGACTTCTACCATCAAACTGAGGAGAAGATTCCTTTTGACTTGGACTTCTTCAACAAGATCACAAAGGGTGGTCTTTGTAATAAGTCTCTCAACATTGCTCTTGCAGGCACTGGCGTGGGTAAGTCTCTCTTTATGTGCCATGTTGCCTCTGCTTGCCTTTTACAGAATAAAAATGTTCTGTATATTACGATGGAGATGGCTGAGGAAAAGATTGCAGAAAGGATAGATGCTAACCTGTTGAATGTAAACATCCAGGAGATCGCAGATTTGCCACGTCAGATGTTCGAGACAAAAGTTTCAAACATTTGTAAAAAAACACAGGGGTCACTTATAATTAAAGAATACCCGACAGCGAGTGCCCACAGTGGACATTTCAAGGCACTTCTTAATGAGCTTGCACTTAAGAAGTCATTTAGACCTGATATTATTTTCATTGATTACCTTAATATATGTGCTTCCTCGCGATATCGCGCAGGCAGCAATGTCAATTCATATACAACTATTAAGTCTATTGCAGAAGAACTTAGAGGACTGGCTTGTGAAGCAAACGTCCCTATCATTTCTGCCACGCAGACCACTCGTTCTGGTTATGGTAGCTCTGATGTTGAGCTTACTGATACTAGTGAGTCCTTTGGTCTCCCTGCTACTGCTGATCTTATGTTTGCCCTTATTAGCACAGATGAGCTTGAGGAACTCGGACAAATTATGGTAAAGCAATTGAAGAATCGTTACAACGATATCAATATGAACAAGAGGTTTGTGGTCGGTATTGACCGTGCAAAGATGAGATTGTTTGATTGTGAGCAGTCGGCACAGAACGACATACTTGACAGCGGACAGGAAGAGGAGTATAATAATGAGGACAAATCTAAGAAATTCGCATCCCTTAAATTCTAATATGACTGTAAACACACAACGATACCTTGAATTTGTAAATGGCGTTACCTCGGAACAAAGTAAAGATCACGAAGCTTTCGTATATCGTATTCAAGAACTTGAAGGTCAAGAGTTTCCTACCGAGCGATTGCTTACTGCTGCTGTAGGAATGTCTGCTGAGGCAGGTGAGTTTACTGAGATCGTTAAGAAGATTGTCTTCCAAGGCAAACCAGTAAACGAAGAGAATCTGTTCCACCTCAAACGTGAACTTGGAGACATCATGTGGTATGTTGCTCAGGCATGTATGGGTCTCAATGTTTCTCTCGATGAAGTTATTGAGATGAATGTTCATAAACTGATGGCTCGTTACCCTGGTGGTGAGTTTGATGTTACTAAATCAGAAAACCGTAAAGAGGGAGATGTATGAACGGATCACTAGAACCTGAAGATCGTATCCTTGAAGAACCAACCATCACAGAACAACTAGCAAAGTTGATCGATAAACTTGGTTGGGAAATCGAAGATGACATTGTAGTTGAAGTTGGTGGAACTGTAGTTTCTGGTATTCATCAGGGTGAGGACTATAACAAGAAGTGGGCAACACCTTATGGTGTTCGTAAGTATAACAAAGATGCGTTTATCATAATCAGTAATCAATCTCGTAGAGATTTGACTGGATCTAAACCCATGGATAGGGAACATAAACCCCATCATGCTTAGTCTCTGGATTCACTTGGTAGCATTCTTTCAAGTTGTGGTAATGAATTGCATTCAACCAGTCAACTGGAAGTATTGCTATCGGGTGGATCAGTGGTTAGTTCCAGAGGTAGTTGAGGGATATAAAATCTGGTCTGGACAAACACATCCTTATGAAAAAGAGAAGGGCTATCTAAATAGGGGTGTAGAACCATGACCCTATATGGCAGGAACTCTATCAGAAAGACAAGAAACTGGTCTTGTTGATGCAATCAATTCCTTCTCTGAGACTAAAGGAGGTAAACCCTTCACTCTGCAGGCGGGTTCGACTAGACTAACTAATGTTCTTTCTGCCAATAAAGTAATGGGTAGATCTGCATCTGGTGATGAACCTTACACCGATGTCGAGATTAAAACCACAAATAGACTTTACAAGTTATCTATGAAAGGTCCAAGTGCTCCTAGTATGGCTGGTGGAGGACTAAATGGACTAGAAAAAATTGTTCCAGGATTTAGTGGAAGATTTATTCAAGCCGCTTATAATAAGTATTTGCAACTGGGATTTAGTCAAGGACAACAGGTCCCAGATATATACGGACAAATTAGTCCTGAATTAAAAGAGACTATTGTTCTTGGAACTCAACCTATGGGAGGACCGATTACTCACATGTATATTGGACCTATGGATGTTCACTCTACATCTAGTGGCAATGTTCTAACCGTTAATGGTAGATTGCATGATGCTAAGAAGTATGCGAAAGAACACGATCTTTATTTGAGACTTAGGAAGAGAAGAAAAGATCAACCTTTTGAAACAGTAGAAAAAGATAATAAAGGATATCCATTGATTCTTGGAAAATCCCCTAGTGCTGGTGATAAGGGTAGGAGAATCGTGATTGTGGCCAAACCACCATCAAATGCCATAGTGGTAACCTTTTAATAAATATTAGAAAAGGCAGTAATTTTTTCGTGAAAAGTTTTCTAGAATTTATAACCGAAGCCGTCAAAACTACTGCTTCCACTCAAGCCAAACAAAAAGGTTTGACTGGAGATGGACATGGTGGATGGTACGATAAAAGTGGAAAATTTGTAGCAAAAACAGTTGATGGTAAGTTAAAATTTACTAGTTCTGGCGGAGATTCTAAAAGTGAGGCACCAAAACAAGGAAGTCCTTCTAAACCTAATCTTCCAGGTAATTCTAAGTCTGCAGATAATTCTTCCCCGACACCTACTTCTAAACCCAATACAGATTCTAATACCGATAAGAAGAATAGTGAATCGGAAAAAGTAGAACCCGAACTCCAATCACTAGAGGCGATGGGAGAACCATCTTCTGATGGTGCTGTGATTGTATTTGGTAGGTTCAATCCACCAACTGTTGGACATGAAAAACTTCTTAAGGCTGCAGGTAGTGAGGCTAAAAGATCTAAGTTTGATTTGAGAATTTATCCAAGTCGTACCCAAGATCCCAAGAAAAATCCTTTAGAACCTTCAAGTAAAATTGAATACATGAGGGTTATGTTCCCTGACTTTGAAGATGACATCAGGGATGATCCAGAAGCAAAGACTATCTTCAATGTTCTGCAATCATGTTATGGCCTTGGGTATAAATCTGTAACAATTATAGTTGGACAGGATAGACTTGCTGAGTTTCAAAGTCTTGCTCAAAAATATAATGGAGATCTCTATGATTTTGAGGAGATAAAAGTAATCTCTGCTGGAGCTAGAGATGCTGACTCCGAAGGTGTTGAAGGTATGTCGGCATCTAAAATGCGAAAGGCTGCAAAGGATGGTGACTTTAAGATGTTTACTACGGGTATTCCGAACACTCTTGGAAACGTAGACAAGAAACAATTGTTTAATACCCTACAGAAGAGTATGGGAGTATCCGTATCTGAGGATTGGCAAATTGCTCCTAAGTTAGATCCCGAAGGTCTTAGGGTTGCTTATATGAATAATACTATTTTTTCCATGGGAACATTAGTTGAAAATACTAATACTGGAGAGGTAGGGAGAATTTCTAGACGTGGTACTAACTATGTTATTTGTATGACTCCAGAAGGAACAATCTTTAAGTCATGGTTGAGAGATATCATGGAAGCATATGAAGTTGGTACTGATGACTATCGGAAGTATGTTCAGTCTATGACACCAGGACAAAGTAAAAAAAAGTTTGGTTTTCCAAAGGATAAGATTAAAGCAACAGTGCTTCCAATGAAACCTAATGATCCCGCCTCAGGTCCAGGAACCAAATACAATAAATAACTCTGATAAGGTCTTTCTTTCAGAGCTATGTTTGATAAAAAGTATGATGCGGAAGAGTTAGCATCTGTTTACAGGTTGGTACATGAAAAGAATCTTGATCCCGTAGGTCAGGAAGATGATGATATTGATAATGATGGCAAGAAAAATACTAAGTCTGATAAGTATCTGAAGAATAGACGTAAGGTAGTTGGTAATGCAATTGCAAAAGAAGAATTAGAATTAGACGAGAACCGTCGTGCTGCTCGATCTGCTGGTGGTTACAAGGATGACTCCAAGAAACAGACAGATCCTTCCAAGGATGGTTTCACTGGCATCTCTGGTTCTATCAAGGACATTATGCGCCAGAACAAAGAGATTGAAGCTGCCAACAAAAAGAAGACTAAGAAAGAAGACGTTGAGGCAGTTGATGAAGGTATGAAGAAAGCCCGCGAGAACGTTGGCGCTTCTACTTGCTGGGATGGTTATAAGGCGAAGGGAACCAAGAAAAAGAATGGTAAGGAAGTTCCTAACTGCGTAAAGGAAGAGGAGATTCCTGAAGGTACGAATGCAATCAGAGCTGATGCAGGTCCACCTAAAAAGACTATGAGAATGACTGCGAGTGGTCAAGAACCAGCTGGTGATAAACTCTTGAGAAAGGCGAGTCAAGGTTTTAGTAACTTTATGAATAGACTAAATCCTAAAGCTATGCAGTCGAAACCTGCTGGACCTCAACGTAAACCTCTTGTCTCTACTCCAAAGGAGGAAGTTGAACTAACTGGAGAAGTGGTTGAAGAGGGTAAGAAAGAACTCTCTAGGGAAAAGAGGAACAAGATGTTCCGTCGCGCTGGGAACCTCTCTAGAGAGGCCCTGGCAGGTGGTGAGAAGGGATCTGAAGCGCATAAGAAGTCTGGAAAGATTGTCAAGGCTCTCAACAAAGATGCTGAAGAGAACGATAGAAACGATGTCAAGGAGGAAACTCTAGAAGAGAAGAAAGGTCTCTGGGCAAACATTCATGCAAAACGTGAACGTGGTGAAGCACCTGCTAAGAAGGGCGACAAGGACTATCCAAAGACCCTAAAGATTGAATCTACCGAGCACCTCGAAGAGGCTGCTCCTGCAATCGTTGGTGTACTTGCTAAGATGGCTGCGAAGAAAGCAGCAGTGCATGTTGCAAAGAAGGGAGTTGATAAGGTACAAGATAAGATGGGAAAACTCCTCAAGGGAGATGAAGAAGAGGAGGAAGGTTGATGGCTAAACCAAGTCTCGATGATCTTATCGATTCAGTCAGGAAGGAACCAAAATCTGATCCCAAAAAAGTGGAAGCGGAAAAAAAGAAAGAAGCTAGAAAGGAAGCTTTGAAGAATGTTCCTATTGCTAAGAAAAAAACAAAGGCACAAAAAGATAAAGAGTCTGGGGAGTCATTCATTTCTCAGTCTAAGAAACGTCTTGCCGATGGAAGAAAGAAAGAGTTAGCTAGAAAAAAATCCGAAGATACTCTTGCATCTAAAACTAGAAGTAAAGAACTTTCAGATAAAAAAAGTTCTTTAGAAAAGAAAAAAGCTGCTGGTGAAGAAAAGAAGAAAAAGATTGCGTCTGAATTGAACTCGGCGCAAATTTCTAAAGTCTCCTCTAAGGATTCTACTGCAGACGCGGGCACAAAGGTTCTTGGCAATGCGTTGAGTTCAGTTGGTGCTATTGGAAAAGCAACTCTTACCGCTACTGATGCTGGTGAGAAAACGAATAAATTGAGAAAAAAGGTTGTCCAGAAAATGAAGAAGAACCGAGGCCTTAAGACTGGGGTTTCTTCTACTAAATCTATCAAAGATAGAAAACCTGGGAAAAAGAAGGAAAAGGAAAAAGATCCATGGAAGGAATCTATGGATTGGAGAGACACGTACATACCAACGGAGATTGATTCTGTGGATATTATTAAACCCGAACCACTTAAGGCTTCCAATTGGAGAGAAGAGTTTCTTTGGGAAGTAGATGGTCAACCTAAAGAATCGAAAGAAAAGGAAAAACAAATCAAACCAATGACAGGAAAGAATACTGTCACTATTAATCCTCCGATTGCCGAAGGTATTAGGTTGAAGAGCCGTCAGGAGTTTCTTGATGGAATTGAAGCAGCAAAGAAAAGAGCTAGACAAGCCGCTGGTGCCATTGGTAACTGGTTGAATCCTCCAGCAAAAGATTCAAACGAACCTACTGTAAGAGCTGGTGAGAGAACTCCAAACACTGGTGGAATCAATCAACCACATATTCCATCCAGAGGACCAGACGGTAAACGATCTGGTAGTGAAGATGATGGAAGTGTAGCACCTCCAAAGAGCACTCAACCAGATACTAGAACTCCAGATCAGAAGACAACTCCTGCAGATAAAAATAGAGAAAATAAACCTCCCAGATCAACTCCTCCCACATCAACTCCACCAAAATCAACAGCACCATCTTCTACACCAAAGAGAACTGCTGCTGATGAGAAACTGCGTACTGCGGATAAGAAAACACGTATGGCAGCCTGGGCAAAAGCAAATCCAAAACTTGCTGCTGCAAAAAAAGAAAGGGATCGTACTAGAGGAACGAATCAGACTACGAATCCTTTGATGAAGGATATGAAGTCGAGAATGCCTGCACCCAAAACGGGAACAGGGAGTACCCCTGCACCAAAAGCAACTACTCCACCACCAAAAGCAACTACTCCACCACCAAAAGTAACACCCATTAAAGTACAACCATATACGGGTGCTCAACGACCCACTAATATTGGAAACCAACAACCTCAATCTAGATTTAAGAAACCATCACCAATGAGATTGACAAACTCTTTCTCTGATTGGAGAGGTGATCTGCAACTAGATGAAGCAAGTTTTGCGATTGGTCCTGGACATAAAGGCGCTCAAAAAACACAAAAGATTTATAACAAAGGAACTGGGTCAACTAATCCTAATGAAAAGGATACATTTCTGAGAAGAACTGGTCCTCAACTTCCTCTGGCTAAAATCAAGAAATCTATGCAAACTGCTAGTTATCAACCAGAAGGTGAAAGCCTTGACGAAGTTCTTGGCGGCAAACCTGGAGACGGATACATTGGTCATCCTAACCTAGATATCAAAAACCCACTTGCTAAGAAACAAGTTAAGAAAGAGGTTTTACCTGGATCTAAGGGTGGTGGTCCAGTCAACAGAGTTGGTGCTTCATTGGGTGATAGAAATATGATGCTGGATAGGATGAGAAATCGCATTCGTGAAGATAAGCTGACTACCGAAGGAGCAGCCTGGACAAAAAAATCAGGAAAGAACTCTGAAGGAGGACTCAATGAAAAAGGACGAAAGTCTTATGAAAAGGAAAATCCTGGATCTGACCTTAAAGCACCAAGCAAAAAGGTTGGAAATCCCAGGAGGGCATCCTTCTGCGCTCGAATGAAGGGCATGAAAAAGAAACTAACTAGTAAGAAAACATCTAGAGATCCTGATAGCAGGATCAACAAGTCACTAAGAGCGTGGAACTGTTGATTTGGTTTGAAGATATTTTATCAGATACCTTTTAATTTAAGTTCTAAATATTTACGAGTATCACTTTGATACAACTTATGTACCTAACTTACATATTTGCAACTATCATTATACTTATGATAGCCTATGCAGGTACGGAAGAGACTATGCGTCTCTTCTCATACATTGATCTAGTAATTAGATATCAATGGGTTAAATTTAGAATGTTTATGATGCGGCGTAAATTAGAACAACAACTCATAAAGGATCTACCTGATTACAATAAACTCATAAAGGAATTAAAAGATGACCAACGATAAGGAACTGTCGGATCTCAAACTTGAGAGAAAAGAATGTCCTAAATGTGGTGCTATTTGGATTAACGGCAAACATATGTTTAGCGGTACAGCCGCATCTTATGATACTAGTGAACTAGATCTTGCTGGATTAGTTTGCAACAAACTAGGTGACGAGACATGTATCAACCCATCAAAAGGAATTGAGGGTGGTCAGACATGGGAACGTCGTGCTGGATACATCGAAGGTGCTATCGCAGCAAAGAAAGGAATTATGGAACAGATGAGGGATGATTTTGGAGATCTCTAAATACTACATAGGATACTAATTAACCATGTTAACTAACATAAAAGGAACCCAGGCAGCATGTGGTACTGACGCTGCAGGCGCTTCTACATTTGGAAGTGCAACAGTGGTACGTCTCTGTAACAACAGTGGCACTGCAAGATTAGTAAGTGTTATTGATTCAGTTGGTGGATCAACAACAGTCGGAACCTTCACGATGCCAGGAAATACTGTTGAGTTTGTAGAGAAGAAATCAACAGAGGCAATATTTGCAGCAGACGCTACTGTCGTCGGGTCAGCAGCAGGATATACAATATCATAATAGATGATTAATTGTAACTATTAGTATGGGTGTTCGGGGTATCTCGAGCACCCTATTTTGTATTTAATTCGGATGTTTTAAAATGAGTACATTGTTTGTATTTGCATTTATTGTGTTGTTAATTTTTGGTATGGAGTTAACATGGCCATGTCCTCCCCGAGGTTAAACTGCTTTCTAAATAATAAAAAAACAGATCAGACATAAATGAATCCAGTAATTTTAATCGGTTGCTTCACACCACTGGTTATCATTTTTATAGTAATGAAACTGGCGGTGTGGGTATCTGCAGTCAACACAGAAAACTCTTATGTCGGAAAAGAACCTCTACGAAAACGAGGACCCTTCGTGGCAGATGCATATGCAGACGTTGACGATGAGGAAGAGGAATATGGAGATCGCACAGACTATCGATAATGTTTTTTATAAGCATTATTCTGAGAAGGGAATGAATGTTCCGAAATGGAAACAAAGTAAAATACAGTGGTGGGAAGATTACCTAATTAGTTTAGGTATTGATCCTAATAATCCGTGATTGTTTTTTGAGGTAAAAATGAAAGTTGGAATGATTGGTCTTGGTCGTATGGGTGAGGGTATGTCTCGCCGTATGATTAAATCGGGCATCGAAGTTTGGGGGTACAGAAATAACTACGAGAAAGCATGTGAACAGTATGAAGCTGGATATATCAGTGGGTGTGCAACTTCACTAGAGTATCTTGTTCAAGCAGTTAAATCTGACAAAAAGGTTCACACAAGTGCAGGTAAAGTTCCTGGCATTTTTCAACTTGTTATCCCAGCAGAATTAGTAGAGGAAACTATCAATGAGTTATTACCACTACTTAGCGACGGGGATATTATTATTGATCATGGCAATAGCAACTTTAAGGATTCCAGGAGGAGGGCACAACGTCTTGAGAAACTGGGCATCCAGTATATTGATTGTGGTACTAGTGGTGGTGTTTACGGTTTGGACCGTGGATTCTGTCTTATGGTTGGTGGTTCAACTGGCGCAGTATCTGTCTGTTCCCCCATTTTCCGTGCCCTCGCACCTGGTATTACCGCTGCAACCCGCACAGACCCATGTACTAGGGCAACCAGTGCTGAGTATGGTTGGTTACATTGTGGACCACCAGGTGCTGGACATTTTGTAAAGATGGTTCATAACGGAGTTGAGTATGGAATCATGCAAGCATATGCAGAAGGATTCAACATTCTCCATGAAGCAAATGCAGGATCTCAATATGTCAAGGAAGGAGACGCTGAGGTGGCTCCGATGGAGAATCCAGAAGATTATCAATATGATATTGACTGTGTTGAAGTTGCTGAGTTATGGCGTCGTGGTAGCGTGGTTGGCAGTTGGTTGCTTGATCTTACCGCTGATGTACTACGCAGCGATAACGAGCTTAGCAAGTTTGATGGGGGAGTATCAGACTCTGGTGAAGGACGTTGGACTATTCACGCTGCTGTGGATCTTGGTGTACCCACTCCTGTTATCAGCAGTGCGCTCTGGACACGTTTTGAGTCGCGCCGTCTGGGTGCTTTCGCGTCCAAGGTTTTGAATGGTATGAGAGCTATGTTTGGCGGACACAACGTAAGATGACTTTAGCACATGTCCTACTTTTCGGATCACTACCCTTTATATGTGCCACCGCATATTTCGGGCACAGAAAAGGTGAGAATAACTATTATGAAACCGACGCCTACTCAGGAAATGGAACAGCGCATTAGAATGAGGTTTGCGTTTGCAATGTCATCATTTGGTAGAATGTTTTTGCCTCATGGCATAACACCAGAAATGAGAGCTTTATGTAATGAATGGTCTCAAATTGAAGAGCAACCACCTCAGGGTGATTTGTATCATGTTGATCGTTACTTCTTAGAACTTTGGAAAAATAGAAATGGATCTGAATCTAATTAAAAAATTAAGAGATGAGATCTATATGTTGAAACTCGAAAATAAGCACCTGAAAATGGAGCTAGAAGAAGTAAATAGTTCTTGGGTACATCCCAATTCATGCCTTCACAATGAGGATCTATGGGAAAAACTAAAAACCTAACAGTATCAGGTTCATTCATTTTCAGTTTCGTTATTTGTTTCGTTGTTTGGGGATTGAATAATGCTTATCCTCATTAAATATTTCATTATTAATCATGGACTTTGATCTAACCATGGAGGATTATACTATTATCCTCAATGCACTTCACTATTATAAAAAAGTGGAGAAACGTGGACAGTTTCAACAGTATGATGATGCAAAGATCAATCTTCTAAGAGACAAGTTAGCCTATCAATTAGTTCCATCTAGCAAGAGCAATCCAGACGATGACACACGTACAACTGTTCGTTAGGTATGTAATGGAAACTCCATGGTCTTTAGGAACCATGGGATTCATTTTAGTATTTGTACCTATTATTGGTATGAATCTCGTCCATAAATATGGCTGGGAACATTGGGAACCATTCAGGTACACGCATGATTCACGAAGATGACGGGGACAAGTGGGAGTATCAGGATAAATTTACATACGAATTTACTAAAGACGATGTTTTTCTTCTTTACCATTCTGTATGTGAAACAATTAGATTGTGGCCAGGATCTCCCGCAAGACCTGTTGAAGAACAAGACCATCTCTATCAGTTGAGAGATTCATTTTATGTTGGCGTACTTGAATATAAGTTTAATAATATGGAATCTGATCGAGATCAAGACAAATGAACCTTTTTCTTCGCCCACTTGATAATCCAAATGATCCTGTATGGTCAGTGATCTTTATGGTATTCCTTTCTGTTGCTATGGCTCTTTATGTCATCTACTATATACTAGGAATTGATGAAAGAGAATCTCATGGGAGCATTGACACCACCGAGCAGGAAGAGCTGCTACAACTTCCGAGTGACGGAGATCAATCGTGTCCTTGACGGTGATACTATTGATGTCACTATTGACCTCGGGTTTGATCTATACAAGAAAGAAAGAGTTAGAGTTGCAGGAGTTGATACGCCAGAGAAGAGAACGAGAAATCTAGAGGAGAAAGCTCTTGGAATCGACGCAACCAACTGGCTCAAAGAAAAACTCGAAGGTACTTTGGCTGGTGACGATGAGTTGTCTGTTAGGACTGAACTTGTTGGTGGCACTGGGAAGTATGGGCGTCTTCTTGGGTGGTTATACATTGGGGATGCAGATGTGTCCCTCAACGAACAAATGATTGAAGAGGGATATGCTCATGCATATGATGGTGGCACCAAGGATATGAACCTTGAGGCACTACGAGAAATTCGTAGACAGCATGGTACTTTAATTTAATAAATAATAAGATCCCGAATAATTTGGGTAGTCACCCAAGACTAACTCTTTGATGTAATCTTCTTCGTCTTGTCATGTAAGAGTTTGTTGTTGGAAAACAAGCATTCACATATGACACATTTAACTAGAGGTGTGTTAATCAAAGCCATTGTTGCCGATGAGTTGGCAAATTCCAGTGGAGAAGATTATCTAAAATCTCTCAAAAGTTCATATCATCGTTGGGAACATGAATCTAGTGATGTTCTCTGTAGAAAATATAATGAAATACAAAACACAAATATAACAGTAGAAATACTTGATCCGTGAGCTGAGTTTTTATATGGACGAAAGAAGATTGTGGTATAGGAGGATGAAAGTATTGATGCAGAAAATCCGTAAACTTCAATTAAAAAATTCTATAGATACGAATTTGGATACTAAATAAGATGCTCCTTGTGCTGCTGTTATGTTAGCCTTTTTATTGCCACTAGCGTCTAAGATTATTTCGGATGCTGTATCTAAAATTCCAGAAAACGAAGAACTCGGTGAGAAACTAGTAGAAATTTGTCTACTAATTCTTTCCAAGGCTGTTAAACTGACAAAGACCGATATGGATGATAAACTTCTTGAGGTTGTTACTCAAGCTATTGCTGCAAGAGAAGAAGATTCTGCAGAGTAATTCTCCATATAAATGATGAGACCCCCATCAGGGGTCTCTTTTTTTATAAATAAATCTAGATATAGTTAGCATTGGAGTAAAAGCCCATGTCTCTTTGGGGAAATAAAGATACAGCATACGCAACGGGTAACATCACAACGATAACCTCAGAAGGTGTAGTTACTGGTTCGGGTACAACTTTCTCCGCATCGGGGCTTGTTGCTGTAGGTCAGGTCATTGCAATGGGTGCATATGGCTCTGGAGTTATTAAGTCGATCGATTCGGATACTCAGTTGACCCTTGATAGTCCTGCTGGACTTACCGCTGGTTCAGGTCTTACTCAAGCATTCAATATTGGGGAGTCACCTAAGTTTCTTGTTAAGGATGCAGCATATGCTGGTGACCAAATCTTTGGTGCTGATCCTACTGAGGTTGGTGTAGCACGTGGCGGTATCTACGAAGTCGCACACGCTGGATGGGTCGGTATTAAGACCTACACTGATACACACGGAAATACAAGAACAAAGACTGAAGTCTTTGTTGCAGGTTCTACTATCACTAGTGATGCTGCTGACGATTCTATCCTTGCCGATAGCTGATATATAATAAGGTTGATTAATGCTTCATGAAGTTTGATGAGTTAAATGAGAATAATTATGTAATCTTTGCAATAAAAAATTATGAAAATCCACATGCAGTAACCAAAGAAGATTTTGAAGAAGATCTTAAAAGGTTTAAGTGGATTAAAAGATTGCTCAAACGATATAAAACAACAGGGGTATTAAAAGCACACCTGTTGATTAATCACTTTATTATTTTATATAATGTATTTGGGGAGGCTGCTACTCCCCTATTGTTTTATAAGATCGATAATGATTTGTGGCCTGTCGTAAAGACATTTGTTGTTTATTTGGGAAAGTTTCCCGAATATCCAAAGTCACATTTGCATGATATCCCACTAGATGATACTTGTTTAGATTGTCTAAAAGAATTATGACCAATGATAATGCTCTCAACAATATGAGAAAGATTGTTAGAGAAATGATGGCAGCTGGATCAGGTGGATTCACAAATGCCGCAAATGAAAAAGGACCCGTAGCTGGGTATGATCCCGTAATGTCTAAACCTTTGAAGAGAAAACTCAAAAAAGTAAAAGATTTAAGGAACTAAAATGCCACTAGGTTTTGGTAAACTAGCTGTATTAGAATCTAAGTTATCCATCTACGAAGATCTATCCAAGGAAATGTTGGATAAGCTTGAGAGAGCCGTAGGTACTATCTCCGACAATAGTAATAAGATTGCTATTATTTTGGAACGTCATGAGAATAGATTGGACGAAAGTGAAAGAACTGATGGTCTCATTCTCAAAATGATGGAGGAGATTAAAGATACCCATACGAAAGATCGAGAGATCATTCATGATAGAATTACTGTGCTTACGAAGAAGGTAGATGCTAATGCCAAGTTTGTAGTGGGTTGTGGTGCTGTCGTGACGACCTTACTGGCAATGTTACAACTGGCACCTCCTATCATGAATACGTTGACTAAAGAGGTAAACACTAGTATGATAGTGAGCCAGGTATCCCCAGTTAATGATCTTCGTAGATGATAAGTACATTGGGATGGTTTCATCCCGACTTAATAAGTTTGCAAAGAAGAAGAACGGATTATATAACTTTAGATGCCCTTACTGTGGAGATTCCCAGAAGCATAAGAATAAAGCCAGGGGATATCTTTATATCGTAAAAAACGATTATAACTTTAAGTGCCACAATTGTGGTACTACTAGAACGTTGTCTAATTTCCTGAAGGATCAGGACACAGTTCTCCATGATCAATACGTCATGGAGAGGTATAAACGTGGTGCCACAGGTAAGAGATCCAACACTGCAGCACCCAAGTTTAAGTTTGAAAAACCTGTCTTTGAGAAGAGAAAACAGGAGCTGGATCTGAACAAAGTCTCAAACCTAAATAAAGAACATCCAGCTCGAATATACCTAGAACAGAATAGACAACTTCCCAGTCAGGCACTGGAAGATATGTACTATGTCGAAAATTTCAAAGAGTGGACAAATACCAAAAAACAGACGTTTGATAGCGTAGAAAATGATGAATCACGCATTATCATACCTCTTAGGTATAATGGAAAGATAATTGGATATCAGGGAAGAGCTCTTCTTCCATCGTCAAAAATCAAGTACATAACGATCATGCTAGAGGAGGATGCTCCGAAGGTTTTTGGTCTTGACAAAATTAGTAATGAGGATCCTGTATATGTCGTCGAAGGACCCATCGACAGTTATTTCATTGGAAACGCTATTGCTATGTGTGGTAGCGATGTTGACCTGCGCTCTTTGGATTATAAGTTCGTATTCGTCTATGACAACGAACCCAGAAACAGAGAGATTGTTAATAAGATCTCGTCAACAATTGAACGAGGAAACAAAGTAGTCGTCTTCCCAAAGGAGATTATGGAGAAAGATTTAAATGATATGCATTTAAATGGACTAGATGTCCAAAGGCTGGTAGAATCAAATATCTACCAAGGCTTAGAAGCCAAACTAAAATTACAGTCCTGGAAAAGAGTATGAGCAATGGTATTAAGGTAGTCAAGAGGAATGGTTCTATTGAACTTCTTGACTTGGAGAAGATGCATAAAATGGTAGAGGCTGCTTGTGAAGGACTCGCAGCAGTTTCTGCAAGTCAGGTTGAAATAAATTCTGGTATTCAATTTTATGATGGTATCAGTACTGCAGAGGTTCAAGAGATTCTGATTCGCAGTGCCAGTGACCTTATTGATCTTGACCATCCAAACTATCAATTTGTTGCAGCTAGACTTCTACTGTTTTCTCTGAGGAAGAGTTTGTTTGGTGGAATGCGTGACCATCCTCATCTCAATGAGCAGATCCGTAATGGTGTTGAAAAAAGAATTTACGATAAACAAATTCTAGATGACTATACTGCTGACGAAATCGAAAAGGTAAATAGTTTTATAGATCACGATCGTGATATGCTGTTTACATATGCTGGTCTTCGCCAGGTAGTAGATAAGTATTTGGTACAAGATCGTAGTAACGGTAACGTTTACGAAGTACCACAATTCATGTATGCATTGATTGCTATGACAATCTTTGCTAAGTATCCTCCAGAAAATAGACTCGATTATGTCAGACGATACTACGACGCAATTTCAAGACACAAAATCAACATTCCCACACCTATCATGGCAGGGGTGCGAACTCCACTTCGACAATTTGCTAGCTGTGTTCTTGTTGATGTCGATGACACCCTCGATAGTATCTTTTCTAGTGATATGGCGATTGGTCGCTACGTTGCTCAACGTGCGGGAATCGGTATCAACGCAGGCCGAATCCGTGGCATCAACGCTAAGATCCGAGACGGAGAGGTTCAACACACAGGTGTGGTCCCCTTCCTCAAAAAGTTTGAATCAACTGTCCGATGCTGCACACAAAACGGCATCCGAGGTGGGTCAGCTACTGTCCACTTTCCTATCTGGCATCAAGAAATAGAGGACATTATTGTTCTCAAAAACAACAAAGGTACAGAAGACAATCGGGTACGCAAACTTGACTACTCCATTCAACTATCAAAGATTTTCTACGAACGTTTCATTGCAGATGGGGAGATTAGCTTATTCTCACCGCACAACGTACCAGGTTTGTATGATGCTTTTGGTACTGATTCATTTGATGATCTCTATGTGGACTATGAACAAGATCTCAGAGTTCCAAGAAAGACTGTCAAGGCACAGGGTCTAATCTTAGATATTCTCAAGGAACGTGCAGAGACTGGTCGTTTATATCTAATGAATATTGATCACTGCAACACCCACTCCTCATTCAGGGACAAGGTGAACATGAGTAATCTTTGCCAAGAGATTACCTTACCCACTGATCCTATCAATCACATTGATGATATCTCTGGAGAAATTGCTCTTTGCATTCTCTCTGCAATTAACGTAGGTAAACTTCGTAATACAGATGAACTAGAGGAACTGTGTGATCTTTCTGTTCGTGCTCTGGAAGAGTTGATTGACTATCAACAGTATCCAGTTAAAGCTGCAGAACTTGCCACATTGGGTCGCAGATCCCTTGGGATCGGTTATATTGGTCTTGCACATTATCTTGCTAGGAATGGGTGGAGATACGACTCTCAGGACGCCTGGGATGCAGTACACAAACTCACAGAAAGTTTTCAGTACTATCTACTAAAAGCTTCTAATCAACTAGCTAGAGAGAAAGGTGCTTGCGTTGAGTTCACAAGAACCAAATATTATGAGGGACTACTCCCGATTGACACCTACAAAGATGATGTAGACGAAATCACTTCACAGGAGCTCCAACATGATTGGGATAGTCTTAGGGAATCTATCAAAGAGTTCGGATTGCGACACAGCACACTGTCCGCACAAATGCCTTCAGAAAGCAGTTCCGTTGTGTCAAATGAAACCAATGGAATCGAACCACCTAGAGACTACTTGTCCATTAAAAAGTCAAAGAAAGGACCTCTTAAGCAGATTGTTCCACAGTATGCTACATTGAAAAATAATTATACTCTGCTCTGGGATATGACTAGTAACGAAGGTTACATTAAAGTTGTTGCTGTTATGCAAAAATTCTTTGACCAAGCTATCTCTGGAAACTGGGCGTATAACCCAGAGAACTATCCTGATAATGAAGTCCCCGTTTCTGTTATGGCTAATGATTTCTTACAAACATATAAGTATGGTTGGAAGACATCGTATTATCAGAATACTAATGACATGAAGAGCGATGAGCTTGAAATTAAAAAAGAATCATTAGAACAATTAGTAAACACTATCTCTCAAATGGAGGAAGACGACTGTGACAGTTGCAAGATCTAATAGACCCAAAGGAATGACCGTGTTTAATAAAAATAAAGTAGATTCTAAAAAACAACCTATGTTCTTTGGAGCTCCACTAGGAGTTCAAAGATACGATTCCTATAAGTATCCTGTATTTGAAAAACTAAACCAACAGATGTTGGGATATTTTTGGAGACCTGAGGAAGTATCTTTACAGAAAGATCGTGCTGACTATCAATCATTGCGACCTGAACAAAAACATATCTTCAGTTCAAATCTGAGATATCAAATTCTTTTGGACTCCGTTCAGGGTCGTGGACCTGGAATGGCTTTTGGTCCATACTGTTCTCTTCCTGAACTAGAAGGAGCAATGACTTCTTGGGAGTTTATGGAGATGATTCATTCTAGATCATATACATATATCATCAAAAACATATACCCAGATCCATCTGAAGTTTTTGATACAATTCTGGACGATGAAAAGATTCTTTCTAGAGCCCAAAGTGTTACCGAATCCTATGACAGTTTTATCAATGCTGCACAAGAGTATGGATCCAGTAACATGTGGGAACATAATTTAGAAGGAGTTCCTACAGCACAAGACTCACTTTATGAACTCAAAAGAAAACTCTATAGAGCAGTTGCAAACGTCAATATCCTGGAAGGAATTAGATTCTATGTCTCCTTCGCATGTTCGTTTGCATTTGGAGAACTTAAGCTCATGGAAGGATCGGCTAAGATCATCAGCCTTATCGCCAGGGACGAGAACCAACATCTAGCTCTTACACAGAATATTCTTAATAAGTGGCACTCTGGAGATGATCCAGACATGGTTGAAATTGCCAAAGAAGAAAAAGAAAATGTCATCAGTATGTTCAAAAAAGCTGTAGACGAAGAGAAAGACTGGGCTCAGTACCTATTCAAAGACGGATCTATGATTGGTCTTAATGATAAACTTTTGATGCAGTATGTAGAATGGATTGCTAATCGCAGAATGAAAGCTCTTGGATACAAACCAATTTTTGATATCCCAGCCAAGAATAATCCTCTACCTTGGACAGAGCATTGGATTTCTTCTAAAGGACTCCAAGTTGCACCTCAAGAAACTGAGGTAGAATCTTACATCGTTGGAGGTATCAAACAGGATATGAAGAAAAATGCATTTGCTGGTTTCCAATTATGATTAAAGTAAAGTATCAACTTAAAGAACATTCGGATGTAAAACTTTTTAAGTTCTTTAAAACCAAAGAACAGGTTGAAAGTTTTAAATCTCAAAACCCACATTATATTTTTGTATGACAGATCTTCCTGAGTGGAGAAAAAAAGCACTTGCTGACCCAGAATTATCTGAGTGGCAAGTGCAAGTTCTTTTAAATGGACCTCAGTCTTTATCACAGGCTTGGTTCCTAGGGGCAATGAGATTTAAGTACGGCAGAGACAGCTGATAAATACTTAATATGTGTTAATCCCCGTCGATAATGCCTATTCAGTTAATTAACACTGGTCAAACCAGCAACGATGGTACGGGAGATACCCTGAGACAAGGAGCGATTAAGGTAAATCAAAACTTTACTGATATCTATGCTGCTCTGGGTGATGGAGTAAACTTAACTTCAGTTACTGGAGTAGACACTGCTAGGTTTGCAGATGTATCTGGAATTGCAACTAATGCATCCCTATTAAATAATCTTTCACCATCATACTATACAAATTATTTAAATCTAACCAATACCCCCACACTACTATCCAGTTTCACTAATGATGTTGGGTTCTTAACGAAAACTATTGATGCTAGTGGCATTAATGTTGTCGGTGGTATTGTTACTGCAACTTCATTTAAAGGTGACGGATCTCAACTAACAGGTATCTCAACTGCTGTTGATGTTGGTGTATTACAATCGCAGATCAATGCCCTAGGAACTAACCTAAACATCGTTGGTTTCTATGATGCCGTTGCAGGTGTTGTAACTGGTCTAACTATTGTTGGTCAAGGACGACCAGGACTAGGAATTGGTCAAACACTTCCCAGCGCTGGAATTACTACGGGTGATTACTTTATTGTATCTAAGGGTGGTCCCACTGTAGGTATCGCAACTTATGCTAATCCAGGAATCTCTAGTGTATATTCGGGTGACTGGGTTGTTGGTGTTGATGGAGATAGTTGGTCCATTCTTTCATATTCGCAACAAGTCGTTGCGCCAAGAGCAAGTAGAGCAGACATTGCAGATGGCTTGGATGGTAATGTAAGTTTAAATATTACTGGTATTATTACTGCAAACCAGTTTTTCGGAAACGGTGGAGCACTTACTAATCTAACCTCTGCGAGTGAGGGATCATATGGTAATGATTATACTGTCCCACAGATTTCGGTAAACAGTCAAGGAAAGATTACTGGTATTAGTAATGTTGCCATTGCTCTTACTCAAATTGCTGCTGGATATGGTACAGCATACTGGAGTAAAAGTAATCTAGGACTTACCACAACAACGGCAGTTGGTATTGGTACAACTACTATTACTGATGCTTTAACAGTATATGGTAATATTAATATTGCACCTGCTTCTACAGGTAGTCTTATATTAGGTAACTTAATAAGAGCCAAGTTTGGTTCTACTCAACAGGTTCAACAGTATCATAATGGTAGTGAATTAAGATTTGAGGGTAATAGTCCTCTGGCTATTAGAGATCTGAGTGGTAACCCATCTGCAATCTTTAATCCTGGGGGATCTGTTGAACTTTATGATAGTGTAACCAAAAAACTTGAAACAACTGGACTTGGTGTAACAGTATTTGGATCCTATCTTGGTGATGGATCCAGGCTAAGTGGCATCATCACTCATATTGATGCAGGCGAGAATGTATCTGTTCAGATCGCATCTGGAATTGCAACTATAAACTCCTCTGGTGGTACGGGTAAGTGGACCTCTGGTCCTGTTGGACTGGGAACAACTACATCTGTTGGTATCGGAACTACCTTTGCTGAAGTTGGAACTGCCTTAGAGGTCCAAGGAAACTCAAACTTCATTGGTGGAGTTCACGTCGATAACCTTGTGGTATCTGGAGTATCTACTCTAAGTGGTGGACAAATTGATATTCCTGGCGGAAACAATATTAAACTAGGAAACGCTCCTATACCACAGTCTCTAAGAAACATTGGTATTGGTGATCAATCTATTCGCAATATAACCAGTAGTTCTGGTGGACACAACATTGGTATTGGTGAGTATTCTCTATACAATACTAATGATGGATCCTATAATGTCGCTTTGGGTGATCGTGCGGGTCAGAATATTACAACTGGTGACTATAATGTTGTCATTGGTGCCTTCTTAGGAAATAATGCTGACATTGATATCAGAACATCAAGTAGTAACATTGTTATTTCTGATGGTCAAGGTATTGTAAGGCAGTTTATTAATAGTCAAGGTAGAGTTGGTATCAATACCACAATCCTCAATGAGACTCTTAACGTTGCTGGTATTGTTTCGGCTACAGGATTGTATGGTACGTTAAATGCTTCCAATATTGTTGGTCAATTACCTGCCCTCGACGGGTCTTTACTTACAAACGTAACTGCAACTGGACAGGGTGTTGAGATTAGAAATAATGATACGGTTATTGGCGTTGCAGCAACAGTAAACTTTGGAAATAATGTAGACGTATCTCTTGGTGGAGGTATCGCAACTGTAACTGGTGCTCCAAACTATTGGAGTAATGGTGGAGTTGGAGTTAATACCACTTCAAATGTTTACCTATATGGTAACCTGAATGTAGAAGGTGATGCCTACTTTGGTCCTAAACCAGTTGGTATTGCTGCGACAATTAATTTCCAAGGTGATAAGTCTAGGATCGCATACGAAGCAACTCCAAGAGTTCTTGAGATTACTAATTTTGATGGGACTGATTCTCCTGGAGATATTGGAAGTATCTTATTTAAAACTACTGACCCTGGAATTCCTAGTGTATCAAAAGATGCATTACGAATTTATAGTGCTGGAGATAATCCAGATAGACTAGTAAGAATTTATAGAAACCTACAAGTTGATGGAGAATCAACTTTGGGATCTAAAGCTTACGTTGGTTCTGGGGTAACTCTTACAACAGATGGTATTGATTCATCTGGTATTGTCACTGCAACATCTTTCAGTGGATCTGCAAGTGGACTTACTAATGTTCCCTCTGGATCTCTGACTGGACAATTGCCAGTACTTGATGGTTCAAATCTTATCAACCTTCCTGCTCAACCAGGAGAAGGTGTTAACCTTAAGGATGATGGATTTGTTGTTGGTGCTGCAAAGACTGTCGATGCAGGAACTGGAATTGATATTGACTTTGACGTTGCTTCTGGTATTGCTACCCTCTCTGCATCTGGGGGATCTCTAAGGCAGAGACAAGTTAAGGTTGGAGTAACGACCATTCTTCCAAATGTTGCAGTTGGTCATACGGATATCATTGGATTCAAGGCTTATACTTTGATGAAAGTAGGACTCTCTACTTCCTCTTGGTTACGACTATATACTGATAGTGCATCTAGAGATGCAGATTCTTTTAGAAGCGTTGGCGAAGATCCATTACCAGGTAGTGGAGTAATCGCTGAGGTTGTCACAACTGGTCTCTCTACTTCTCAAATCATGACTCCTTTTGTGATGGGTGGTAATTTAAATGTTCCTCCCGATACTACAATGTATGTTTCAATTCAGAACCTTTCTGGTTCTTCCCAATCTATAACCACATACCTCACCATTCTTCAACTAGAGGCATAAGAATACAATGGCAATTACAACCGCAGTTTAC